GCGTTTACTGCTCCTTCTTGAGACGCTTAATCTGCTTACGAGCCAGATCGAGCTTATGTTGTGTAGCCTGCACTGCAAGTTTCAGATCGTCATCCTTCGCCCAGTAGGTGCGGCATGGAGAGATGTGCTCGATAATGCAATCAATGGGAGCCCAAACGCTATAGGAATTTGGCTCGGATTTTTTGCCAAGGTAGATACCAGTCGGGCGGAAATCCGCTCCATCGAGTTGGTTGTACTGCACTGAGAATCCTGTCGGGAATCTTACGGTTATCATCTGCGTATCCATTCCTTCTTTCTGCGGGCGGCCAGTCTGAGGTCAAGCCGCCCGCGCTCAGTGCGCCCACGCTGCGGAGGTCAGACAGGGCGCGCGAGGTTATGCGGCTTCGTCCAGTAGCCGGTTAAGCTCCGCAAGCATGTCCACTTGCAAAAGCGCCGCGTTATCGATTAGGAACCGGTCTGCATCCTTTTCGTCAAGTACCCCCAATCCGGCCAGAATTCGTGGGTCCAATCCTTCTCGTGATGGACGCGCAGAGGCTTGCGTCTCTATCGGCGCCTTCTTAGATACGACTCTGTGCATAACCGTCTCCCATGCCTTCTTGCGTCCCTGAGGAACGGTGATCGGCATGTCCTCGGCAATGTCGGGCGAACCCCACACGCGAATGCAGTCCAACGTCTCGCGCCCGAACTTGGTTGTGGTCGGATAGATGGTGACGCGCTTATCGATCCATGAATGCGGGTCCGAACCGAACATGCGATAGAGACAGAAACCGTTCGTCTTGTTGAGGACGAGTTGGAGCGGGCGCTCCTTGATCTTGACCACCCATTCCGATTTCGTCTTATTGTTCTCGCCGATCAGATCCTCTCCCATGATTTGAATGATCGTGACCGTGACCTTCTGGCCCTTGAGCATGTCGGCCTTGAGGAACCTGCCTGGATACATCTCGGAATAACTTCCCGGTAACGCTCGTGCTGTTTCGTCTGCCATTTGCTGCTCCTTATGTGAGGGCTACGGCTTGCGCCAAGTGTGCCTCTTTGCGATCAATCCTCTTCCATCGCAAACTCGTCTAAACTCTCCGTGTTCTCAGTCGCCCACGCCGGAATCATGAGGTCCGTTTCTTCCTCGTACTCTGCCGGCCACTTGTTCGTTTCCTCGCAGACGTTCAGGATCGCCTCTAGGTTCTGCCATTCTTCGAGTCCCTGCAAGATCACGTCCTTGGTGACGCGGTAGACCACGCTTTCATATGGCGGCTTCTTCTCAATCGCCAACAGCTTCATCTTCGGTTCGTGGCCGGTGAGCGCCTTGTACCCGCTCCAGTACATCGCCATTTTTATGTGATACCCGAGCCGGTACGATTGCGCTCCGAACATGCGCGGCTGGCAGGATACGCACGTCTTCAAGTCCGCGATCACATGCCCGTCGCAAATCTTGTCCACACGACCTTTGTAGCGGCGACCGCTCACGGGATCGGTCCAGAACATCGATACTTCCATCTTGCCCTTTGCATCGGCATAGTGGCGTATAGGTGCGTTAACCCGCGCTCCTGTGGCTGTTCCTACCATCGTGTCGCGTTCGGCCTTGGTCACGATCATCTTGTCCCAATGCGCGGCCCTGAACGCCTCCCACACGCTTCCCCGCCGAACCTTCTCGTTCTCCTCTTCGCCCCACACCGCGAAGTCCCCCACGCGCTCCGGTTCCAGAATCAGCCGGTGAATAGCCGTTCCTAGCTTCATGGCGTCTGTCGGCGGTTGCGGATGGTCATACATCCATGCGTAGTACATCGGGCTTCTGCGCATGTGGACCAGGCTCGAACCGTTGAGCGCATCCACTGCCCGATAGTCCTCGAAGTTCATCCCGTAAACGAATCCATCCTCGTGATCGTCCATGCTTCCTCCGTTACTTCCCGCGCATCCTACTCCGTGTGAATCTTGCCCCGCCGTTGCCTCTTCAGCCGTGCGCACTATCCAGAGTGCCTCGTAGCAGGGTGTGGGCGGCGGGTCTCAGGCGTTACGCACCTGATGTCAATGTCGATTCCTCATCTTCGCTGAGGAGAGGTTCGCAGCGATACTCTGCAGGCTTCGCGGGGGCGATAAGCTCACACACCGCTGAGCGCTGTATATACACGTTGATGTCCAATCCGGTTGTGTCGTGTCCGATCGTAAGTTGAGTGTCGTCGTACTTTTTGGAGAATGGGCGCGGCAGCAACTTAACTAGAGCGAGGAACGCGTCCTTGTCTGTGTTATTCCAGAAGTGGATAGCGAAGTAGGGTTGAGGAAGTTCAAGGTCGGGCGCAACTTCAAGTGCATCCGCCAATATGCGTAAGTCCTTTGCAATTTCGCTTGCTTTAGCTTTTGCCACAGCATCCTCCGATGCGCCCGCTCCAGGGCCGGGTTCTATTTCAGCCATGCTTTGATCGCCCACGGAAGAGCTTCCGCAAGCACTTCGACGAGATACCACACCATGCCGATGGCGAGGGTCCAGCGCATCCAACGCGGGAAGCTCCAGCGAATCTCCGCGTCCTCCAGCACATGTGCGTTTGGCATATCGCGGTCCGGCATCTCTTCGGCGGTGGGCTGCGGGCGGAAACGGGGTTCGTGCGAGGTGTTCACGCCTTCACGAACTTTCCAGCCTTGAGCACATAGAACGTATCGGCCTTGATTTTCTTGCCGTCAACTTTTGCAGTTTTGACAGTTTCCACGTTGCCATCTTTGTCATACTCCGAAAGCACGATCCAGTTGCCTACTGCGGCCCTGGCTTCTCCGCTTTTACCAATCGCCGCTGCAATCGAATTTTTACCCATTGCACTTGCGTGGGCAAAGTCGCCGCTGGTGGCGCTGTTGGCGGAGTCGCCGCTGGTGGCGCTGTTGGCGGAGTTGCCGCTGGTGGCGCTGTGGGCGGAGTAGCCGCTGGTGGCGCTGTTGGCGGAGTAGCCGCTGGTGGCGCTGTTGGCGGAGTCGCCGCTGGTGGCGCTGTGGGCGGAGTAGCCGCTGGTGGCGCTGTTGGCGGAGTAGCCGCTGGTGGCGCTGTTGGCGGAGTCGCCGCTGGTGGCGCTGTGGGCGGAGTTGCCGCTGGTGGCGCTGTTGGCGGAGTAGCCGCTGGTGGCGCTGTGGGCGGAGTAGCCGCTGGTGGCGCTGTGGGCAAAGTAGCCGCTGGTGGCGCTGTTGGCGGAGTCGCCGCTGGTGGCGCTGTGGGCAAAGTCGCCGCTGGTGGCGCTGTGGGCGGAGTTGCCGCTGGTGGCGCTGTTGGCGGAGTAGCCGCTGGTGGCGCTGTGGGCGGAGTCGCCGCTGGTGGCGCTGTGGGCGGAGTAGCCGCTGGTGGCGCTGTGGGCGGAGTAGCCGCTGGTGGCGCTGTGGGCAAAGTCGCCGCTGGTGGCGCTGTGGGCGGAGTTGCCGCTGGTGGCGCTGTTGGCGGAGTAGCCGCTGGTGGCGCTGTGGGCGGAGTCGCCGCTGGTGGCGCTGTGGGCGGAGTAGCCGCTGGTGGGAGCACTCTTCGCTTTTTCGAAGATGAACTTGATACCAAATTCGATTAGCGACTTCCAACTTAGTTCTGCGCCAATCTTGAGCGTCGAGCAGACGCGCTTGCTATCTGCCTCAGTTTGATCGCTCACGCCATCCGCCTCAACTTCCGCGTAGCGATTCCCTTGCGCCAATCCGTAGTACGAGAGCGCATCAAGCGGGTTCTCAACGACATGGAAACCCGAGTTGCAAAGTGAGACTTTGCCCTTATGCGTAAATGTCTCGCCGAGTGCAAACTGATAGTCTCGGCACTTCAAATCCTTATCGAAACCTTTGAATGCCTTCACCGCGCCGCCTCCCTCACCCACGCCAATATCTGCTGGTGGTACACGCTCAGTAGCACGACCGCAACCACGCCCGCGGTGAACAGCAGTCCAAACGCGATCCCGCGAAAGAACAGCACACCATCTGGGCGCACGGTTGGCGCCGGATCTTCGGTGATGCTCAGGCGCTCGGCCACCTGGCGCATGGCCTCCGCCTTCGCCAGTTCGTATCTCGTAACTACTTCGACGCGGTCGCTCATCTCGGCCAGTTGCGTTAGTTCCCAAGGCGAGATTGTCATCGCGTTTTCATACTGCGCGAGAATCCTGTCTACTTCGTCTTGTGTCCGTTTCATACTTTCCTCCGTTAACCCTTGTGCTTCAATAACATCCGCGATACGCACTCCGCCATAATGGCCACCGCGAGCGCGAACGCGACTACGGCGGCCTGGAGGGCGGTCATGCTCTCCCTCTGATCATTCTCGCGCCCTGGTGCACAACCGTCAGGAGGATTGCGTCGGCGACAAGTTGCGCGCAATACATAGCGAACGGCCAGTAAGCGCCCACATATGCCACTGCATACGCCCACACGCACTGCGCGAACCATGCGGCGTAGAGGTAGCCGCATTCCAAGTAGTAGGCGATCATTTCGCGGCTCCGGACTGCATGAGACGGTTAATTGTCGCCACCAGCTTAATTGTCGCCACCAGCGCGGCGTTTCGCTGCTCTAGGAAGGCGTTGCGCTCCTCCAGCACGGCGATTTTCTGGTCGCGCCACTTCACCGCCCCGCGAACGGTGGCGTAGCTGTAGACGCAGCCTTGCTCATCTCCCTCTGCGAGCGTCGGCTCCATGCGCGTGTCTGGCATCACTTCGCCGCCGCTGTCAGAATGGATATGAGGAGCGCCCGAAAGCTGATGCCCTGCTTGACAGCCTTGATCTTCAGGGCCTTGTTTACTTCGTATGGAAATTCTCTGATTTGAAGCGTGTTCGTTTTCATGGAAATAATCATTGCATAGCTTTCAATTCTATGCAACACTTATTTTGAATTATTTTTTAGGGATGGGAATCAATGCACCCCCGCCCAGTTTGGGCGCAAAGGAGAGAAGATGCTCACAGCAATAATTAATACGCGCTCAAAGGGCCTCATAAAGTGGCCAGCATATGCTGTCAAGGGTCACTGGGCGATTACCGTGCCACTTAAACAGATATGTGGAGCAGAGCCTGATTTTACGGCGGACTATGCAATCGTGTCCCATCAGCCAACAGGGTACCGCGTGAGCGCTTGCAAGCGCGCGAAGGATTACACAAAGCGCCTCGAAAGACTGAATGCCCTGTTTGGTGACTCGAAGACTGTGAAAGGTGTTCTGCGGAAATATGCCAAGTTCTCAAAAGCGGACAAGCATTTTGTGGGCAGAATTTAGGGATTTACGTAGTTGACTCCCTAGGAGAGAAATGACTGATTTGAGAGCGCCATTTCCATGGTTTGGCGGAAAATCGAAGATTGCCGAACTCGTGTGGGAGCGATTCGGCGACGTCGCGAACTATGTTGAGCCTTTTTTCGGATCAGGAGCGGTTTTGCTCAATCGTCCTTCGGAACCGGGAATTGAGACGGTAAACGATCTAGACTGCATGGTGGCAAACTTCTGGCGCGCATTGCAGCACGATCCTGATGCCGTGGCCGATGCCGCCGATTGGCCGGTGAATGAGGCAGATCAGCACGCGCGGCATTTATGGCTCGTTTCGCAAGAACAGTTCCGCGAACAAATGAAAGTTGACCCGGAGTTTTATGACGCAAAGATTGCAGGGTGGTGGGTATGGGGACAATGTATCTGGATTGGCTCGGGCTGGTGCTCGGTGCAGCTCCCGCACCTCGGGAACGCGGGCAGAGGGGTAAACAGGCAGCTCCCGCACCTCGGGGACGCGGGCAGAGGGGTAAACAGGCAGCGACCGCACCTCGGGGACGCGGGAACGGGCGTACACCGTAAGCTCCCGCACCTCGGGGACGCGGGAACGGGCGTACACCGTAACCTCCCGCACCTCGGGGACGCGGGCAGAGGGGTAAACAGGCAGCGACCGCACCTCGGGAACGCGGGAACGGGCGGCGACGAATGCCTAAGCGACCGCACCTCGGGAACGCGGGAATTTTTGTTTCAGTACATGAACGAACTAGCCAAACGATTGCGTCGCGTGCGGGTATGCTGCGGAGACTGGTCCCGAGTTTGCGGCCCTACGCCAACGGTCAAGCTTGGTACTACGGGAGTCTTCCTCGATCCGCCATACCTTGACGGGCGCACAGATGCCCTCTACAGCACCGATAGCCTCACGGTGGCGCACGAGGTCAGAGAGTGGGCAATCGCGCATGGAGACGACGCGCTAATCAGGATTGCGCTCTGCGGATACGAGGGGGAACACGATATGCCGGGATCGTGGGATTGCGTGGAGTGGAAGGCGAGAGGCGGCTATGGTTCTCAGGGCAAGAACCGCGCCCGCGAGAACTCCTCAAAGGAGCGGGTTTATTTCAGTCCGCATTGCTTAAGATCGGCGCAGGAAAGACTTTTTGCATGAACTCTCAACAAAAGGGACATAAGTCCCTGCAGATTTTGCTTGAACGCGGGGCGCAGGTGCATTATGATGGCAGATGTCCTCACTGCGAGCGCGGCGGGCGACATCGGGTGCCCTGGCTGATCACCGGGACCGCAAGTGGTGGGGGAAGTCTCTCAGCTTCCTCCACCAGCCTTACTGAGAGAGGGAAGAATGGCAAATCCGTGGTTTAGATTGTATTCGGAATTTTCAGACGATCCTAAAGTGCAAATGATGAGTGAAGCTCTCCAGCGCCGCCTGGTGATGCTGTTCTGTTCCCGCTGTAAAGATGAAACGTTACATGAAACGGAGCGGGCGTTTCATTGGCGGATAAGTGACGAGGAACTCACTAAAACCAAGGCTGCTTTCATCGAAAAAGGATTCATCGATGAAGATTGGAATCTCCTTAATTGGAACCGCCGTCAATTCTTATCAGATAGTTCTACTGATCGTGTTCGCCGCTTTAGACAAACTAAGAAACAGGATGAAACGTTACATGAAACGGTTATCCCCGTTACTGTAACGGCACCAGAACAGAACAGAACAGAAACAGAGCAGATACAGAACAGACCAGAAGACACCCCCGGCAATCAAAGTCCCGATAGCGTAGACACCCGTTGCCTCTCAGAAAGCGTCGGCATCTTCGGGATGAAAGAGCAGGCAGGGATGAACCGGCTCTTGGCGGTGCACATGAAGGAAACCGGCCGGAACGTCGAGACTGCAATTGAGCACATGATCGCCCGATGGGTGGAATACCAGCAGGCCTCCCCGTTGCTGGAATGGTCTTACGGATCGAGTTACAAGTTTTTCATGTCTGGGAATTGGGATGCTCCGCAGACCTGGCCGCGTGCGGATGCGAAGTTGAGCCCCAAAGAAGCGGCCCGTAGAGCATTTGAAGAAAGGGTGTGTGACGACGATGAAGCCCAGTGAAATGAAAGTGATTTACCAGGAAGCCTGCCGCGCAGCCTCAACCCGGCCGGTTCCAGACGACGCGCAAGAGAAGATCTGGCGGCAGACCATGGGCGGCTTCGATGCGGCCGATATCCGCGGCGGCTTGGAAATCTGGTGGCAGACCGAAAAATATCTTCCCATGCCAGCCGAACTCAAGCCCTTGGCCGAGCGCGCGCGCCTGTCGCGCATTGCGAAGAATAGCGGTCTGAGGGATGAAGTCCGCTGGCGCTGCCCTGACTGCGGCGTGACCATGACGGGTTTCATAGATCCTGCCGACGATAGGCCCCGCATCTGCCGTGGTACGGCTCGCAATGGGCCTCAGCACGACGCGGCGGGTAACTCTATTCCCTGTGGCGCGGTGATGAATGAGATTCAGAGGGACAAGGCGTCATGAAACACTTCTTTACGAAAAGCACAGTCGAGGCGTCGATCTACTGCAAGAAGTGCGGGAAGGACACAATGTGGGCTGTCAACCGCGGTCGCCCGTCTTACTGCACTGCGTGTTACAACAAAGGCCCTAAAGAGAAAGCGCCAGAACCGGCGCAGTCGGGAGATTTGTTCGCATGACCGCTCGCAAAGACCCAGCCAGGCCCCAGAAGGTCGGGTGCAAACTCAACCCCGTGCGGGCTGTGCTCATGGCGCAATTTGGGCTAACCTACGCGCAGACGCGCAAGGTCAAAAACATAAAGGTATTACTTGACCAGCTTATGCACTGTGCAGACGATGAGGCGAGGCGCATAATCCTGCGAACGTCGGCACCGATGCCAGCGCACCCGCCGGTAACATGGCGCGCATCTGCCGCCAAGCCGGTTGTGCGCGCGACCGTGGCGGAAATGATGCGGCTGTCGGCGAAGGGGGGGGCGCGAAGGGCATGAAACCATCGACAACGCCGCAAGCCTACCTCGCCATCCACCAGATCTTTGAGCTGGCCAAGGCAGAGAAGTATCACAAAACATTAGAGTTAAACGCAATAAAAGCCGCGCGCAAGAAACGAATACTTGCAGAGCAATCCAAGAATGTGCTAGGTTCAACACGTAATTCGCGCGAAAGGTGATAAACTTGCATCCAATGTGCAACGATGCAAAAGACGTCCACAATCCCGCGAGTGCAAGTCCGCACGACCGTACACTTGGTCGAGACGCGCGGTGCACTCGTCCTGCACTCTCAGCGCATTGCGATCTACCCGGAGAAGCGGGCGTCGTGAGTGGGTCGCTGAAAGAAGCGCATTGACACGCTGAAACAAACGCGTTACCGTACCGAATAGAGCTATTTTGCTCTCGTCCTCCGGGCACGCAGCCCGCGACCTCCCAGAATGAGCCAAGACACAAGAATCCTCAATCTCACACGCGGGTTTCGCCTCAAGCGGAATCAAGCCCTGCGCGCCATTGAACAATGTGCGTGCGCCTGGGTAGAAATCAACGTGTCAGTGCGCGACTTAACCATCCCAGAATCAATACAGGCGCGCAATAAGCAAGCAGCGGAACGGGAGTTGCTCGACTGCGCTGAGCTTCCAGGAATCACCTTCAAGCCGCCAATCGGCGCACAGGCTGCTTACATGATCGAGCGGCGAACGGCATTCGAGGCGGATAAGTTTTATACCGAGGCTATTCAGTGACGTATGGCGATCAAGTGGACAGCGCAAATGGTTGCAACCTGTGAGGATGAGATTCTTGCTGGCACTCCTATTGCGCAAATCGCTGAGTTAATTGGCATTAGCGAGCCTAGCTTTTACAGGCACCGCTTAGAGGACGAAGACTTTGAGAGTGCTATCGCGCGCGCGCAAGCAGCGGCAAGCGAGGCTGAGATTGACCGCACCAACGCGCTAGCTAAGACTGCAACGGTCGATAACTGGCAACTCGTTCAGTTTCAATGCCGCCAGGCTCAATGGACTGCTGGGAAGCGCAAACCGAAGAAATATGGCGATAAGGTTGAGCAGTTCATCAGCGGTCCGGGCGGCGGTCCGATTCAGTCTGCAATCAGCGTGGAGTTTGTGAAGACGGGTGACAGTGGAACCGCGCAAAGTAAAGGCTGAGTTTCCCGAGAAGCTGGCGCCGCTGTTTGAGCCGCACCCCTACAAAACGCTGTATGGCGGCAGAGACGGGTGCAAATCGTGGTCTATTGCTCGAGCGCTGCTGATCATCGGGGCAAACCCAAGCATTCTATGGCCAGGGCGAATGGATGGACCTCGTATCCTCTGTGGCCGCGAAACGATGGATTCCATTCGTGAGTCAGTTCATCAGCTCTTGACTGATCAGATCGTGAATTTAGGCCTCGAGGACTTCTACACACCCCTTCAGAGCGAAATCAGGGGTAAGAACGGCACAGAGTTTGTATTCGCTGGTCTCCGCAAGCAGACAGTCTCGAGCATCAAGTCCTACGAGGCTATCGACATATTCTGGGGAGAAGAGGCAAGCACGGTAAGCCGACGCAGCCTAACGATCCTGCTTCCTACTATTCGTAAGCCAGGCTCAGAGATTTGGTGGTCCCTAAATCCTGATCTCGAGACAGACGCGGTCTATCAGGACTTCGTAATTGATCCCCCAAAAGGCTCATTCCTTTGCAAGATCAGCTATCACGACAACAACTGGCTCTCAGAAGAATCCAAGCAGAAGATTGCTACCCTCAAGGAACGCGACTATGACACATTTCATCACGTATACGAGGGCGCCACACGGTCAACTGTCGAAGGTGCCATATATAAGGCAGAGATTCAGAGAGCTGAGACTGAGGGCCAGATACGCGCTGTTCCTTATGATGGAATGCGGCCGGTCGATACGTTCTGGGATCTGGGGTACGCCGACAGAGTAGCGATTTGGGCAGCGCAGCGGACGCCGTTCAAAATCAAGGTGCTGAGGTATTTCGAGGGCGACCACCAAGCGATTGACTATTACCTGCGCGAGATTCAGACATGGGGCTACGTTCTTGGTACCTGTTATCTTCCGTGGGACGGCGGCACAAAGCAGCTTGGCACTGGACGATCAATCGAAGAGCTGATGCGCGCTAAGGGCTTCAAGGTCCAAGTCAACCGGCAGACGAACGTGGCAGATGGCATCAACGCGGTGCGGACGATATTTCCGCAGCTGTACTTTGACGCGGGGCTCTGTTCGGACGGCCTAGGCTATCTCAGGCGCTACCAGTGGGGACCAGCCACAGCGTTAGGTGTGCCGCGCAGTCAACCGCTGCACGATGATGCGAGTCACCCAGCAGACGCGCTCCGTACGCTGGCAATGGGCATCAAAGAACCGACAGGCCCTAAACCGCAACAGAAGCAAAGACCGGCGCTGGCGTCGGCGTGGAGTTGAGATGGCAAAGTTAGTCGCAGCAGAACGTAATGCAATTCCCAAGAGCGAGTTTGGGCTCCCCGGATTGCGCAAATACCCCATGCCAGATCGTGCTCATGCCGCGAATGCGAAGGCGCGCGCGACCCAGATGGTGGCGAAGGGTAAGCTGTCCAGCGGGGCTGCAGCCAAGATCCGCGCCAAGGCGAATCGGCTACTCGGCGAGTAATAACCAGTTTGGTACACAAAGGAGAATCATGGCGAAAGAACATCGCGAAATCAGGCGGATGGAGATTGAACCTGCCGAGAATGGCGGCCATACAATCACTCATCACTACAAGGAGCGGCCGCGTCATAGCTCGAAGATGGGCGTCATGCCTGGCTATGAAGAGCCGGAGCATCATGTCTTTGGGCCGGCTGAGGGCCACGAGATGCTGGCACATATCGCCAATCATCTGAGCATCCCTGAGGGCAAAGAGAAGGCCGAGCCTGAGCGGGAAGAGGAAGAAAAGGAGGCCGAAGAGTAATGGCTTGGACCGCTCCAAAAATTCAGGCCATGCTTCTGCACACCGCGGCCCCGAAACTGGCGGAGCCTCCTAAGCTACGGCTGAGCAGTCCCCCTAGTCGCCAACCCTCGCCGCGCGCGGCCGGATCGCAGGAGCATACCAGCTATGGCGGTCGTTGATCTCGGTGGAATCCGCGATGAGGCGGACTTTCTCAAAGCCTCGCTCAAGCGCATGGGCCTGGAGCCGGATATTGCCAAAGCAATCGCTCAGATGGGGCGTCTGGTGCGCGATCATAAGCATTTTGAGCGGCTGCTGACCGAGGTAGACGGGGAAATTCGTCAGGAACTATATGAATCGCTCCGCCCGCACCTGAGGTTCGAGGCTAAGACCCTTGACTGGTACGTTTCGCAGGCCGGACAACGTGCAGAGCGCGAACAATGGCCCACGCTGGGTGAAAACGGACACTTGCAGGCGTTCAAGCCCGCCGCAGACGTGTCTTCGACTATCAAAGATGCCGAGAATGCCATCGCTAGGTCACTGGCAGAACGAACACTTACTTTGGTTTGTGGAAAATGCACAAGAACGGGCATCTTTTACGCAGTTGGCGAAGAAACGAACGTCGATGTGATCCTGAAAGCGCGTCGGGATGGATGGATTTACGACTTCAAGCATGAACCGCCGCGGGAAATATGCCCTGAATGCCCCACCGCACTGAGAACGACCTCGAATGGCTGATAAAGATCCCGACCTCGGTACTGGAAATGACGCGCTGCTGAAGCGTATCCGCGAACGCTACCGCTATGGCATGGAGAAGTGGCGGAAGAACCGTGAAGAGGGCCAGAAGAATATCCGCTACATCTCCGGAGACCCATGGGATGACGAAGATAAGCTGGCCCGTAAGGGTCGGCCAACTGTTTGCGCGGACGAGCTAAATCAGTACGTCAACCAGGTGTGTAACACTGCCCGCCAGAACCCCCGCGGCATTAAAGTAGACCCGGCCGGCAATAATGCCACTGACGAGCTGGCAGAGTACCGCGAGAACCGCATCCGGGCGATTGAATATGGCTGCAATGCGAGCCGGGTCTATATCGGCGGCCTGCAAGGC